CACACTCCTTTACAGCAGATAACTTTCGCAATTCTTCCCTTTCCTCTTCTTTCATGTTGGTAAGAGTTAATCCCTTGTAAAATGCCTTGACTGTCGGATGCGCACGAAACGCCGCAGGGTCAAAATCATGAACAAACAGTCCCTCCAATGTTCTCGCACGGGACAATGCGACATACGCCTGACCATACTCGAAATTGCCTGATCCAATGTCAACCAGCGCACAATCGAGGGAAGCACCCTGGCATTTGTGCGTTGTGATACTCCACGCCAATCGCAGCGGAATCTGCGTCCTGGATACAAACGGGTAATCCTCAATGGGCCATGAATGAGCCCCCATCGGTCGTCGAACACCATTCAAGAACTCTACAATCGGCAGATTGGTGGCTTCACAGAACTTGACAATGACACCACGGGAACCATTGACGAGTCCTGCGCCAGGGTCAACATTCGCAATGAGCATTACTTGCGCATCTTGTACCAATTCCAAATGAACCGCATAGGCCGCATCGGTATCGAATCGCGTGAGTGCTAGTTGGAACCCCTCGTCTGCTTCTTTGAATCCCGCAGGCATTTTTCCATCGTAGGCCAGTCGTGCTTTATAGATTTCGCGTTTTCCTTTGAGCGCTTTCAAGTTGGATTCGTTGATCATATCGACTTCAGAACGACGGGGAAACAGAAGGGTTGGTTTGATTTTGTTCTTGCGCCAATCATGTCCCTCTCGCTCTCTCAGAATTGTACAAGACTCTTTGGAAAGGGCGCCCATACGAGCTTCTTTGAGAATCTGCTGAAACCCAGCATCTTTCTGTCGTTGAATCTGTGTGAGTTCAATCACAGCTTGAATACCCTCTTTCCACGCATCACTTTCAAAGGCAAACCTGGTCGGCTCATCACTGCGATTGACGGGAGGCAATTGAAAGAAGTCGCCCACTAGAAGAACTTGTAGGCCTCCAAAGGGGGCACGAGAGACGCGGATTTTCTTGCCGAGTTCGTTAAGTTTGTCCAGAAGTTCAGCTGTCAGCATGGACACTTCATCGATAATTAACACGTCGGTAAGAAGCCAGTTTTGTCGTACTTTGCGATTTTTACGGATTTTCATATGAAGTTCTTGGACGGTCCCTTTTCCGAGCCCAATTCCCGCCCAAGAATGAAGAGTTTTGGCTTTGTGTCCGAGAAGAAGTGCTGCGCAGCCGGTTAGCGCACACATTTGAATGCGCGGTAACTTGGGATGTTCGGCTCCACGGGCGAGATCCAATCGTCGCATCATTCCTGGAAGGTTACTGTCAATGACAGAAAGTAAGTAGCTTTTTCCCACGCCGGCTGGCCCGAGCAGCGCCACATTATCGCCTTTTAATAGGAAGTCAAATGCGGTCTTCTGCTCGTCATTTAGCGTATCATACGCAGTGGATGCCATATTGAGGTATCTTTCTTTATCAAAAAAAATAGTTCAATTTTTATATTAACATGGAGAGTCAAGAAACATGCTGAACTGTATTACATTGCCTAGCATATCTTTCAGCTGATAGAGATTATCATCGAGAGGTGTAATATGAGCCATCATCATCTTATCGCCAAAGGTAGGAGCACAAACATAGCCATCTTTTGGAACTTCACCTGGCTCTAACGATTCAATGTATGTAGAAAGGTAATTGTTCATTAACACTTGGTAGGGACGAACGCCCTTTTCCCAGCGATCAAAATGACGAATATACCACGTCATACCTTATCAATTCATAGAGATTGATTTCAATTTTTCGATTAGGCGACGCCCAAATGATGACTGACCCGTTTCATCAATTTCTTTTAGTGATTCCGCATGAAGTTTATCTAGAATAGTATCTAGATTGGTTCCACTCACGGAGATCGATGGATGATCACAAATCCATTGTAGTTTAGCGATCGATTCATCATAGGATTGCGCAAGAGTTGTAATTTGTTCTATCACCTCATCAAAATCTAATTCGCTTTGATCCGATGTATCACTTTCGGTTTCGTCCATTACTCCTATGTCGTGATCAGGGTTTAGGTAAAGGGTGATACGTGAAATGCCAGCAAACTGATGGGCGAATGATACGAAATCGTACCTACCATGGGTAAAACACCGGCCGCTTCGCGGCCTGTCCAAGATACAAACCAATGGGCGGGCATGAACAGGCCATTGCCAGGCCGTAGAATAATATCCATGTATTTCAAATCAGAAAGAAAGGGAGTATCTTTTGCCGTAAACTCGGAAGGAAATTGGTCGAGCCATTGCGCAGGCAACGCATTCTCGACATTTTCAGTCATGATGCTAACAACAATTTCACCATCGACGGGAAAGAGATAGGTCCATGTGGCAATGGTTTTTCGCAAACCAACACGGCCGGCCCAACAATGATATCGTGGATACCACCATCCTTTTAGCCATCGCGGAATAATAACGGGATGAAGCCATTTGGCGGCCCAGACTGCCATTCCTGAAATGCTCGCAATCTTCTCAGCTTGTTGGTATTTCCAAGGGCATATGGCAGAGCCATTTGCGTGTGATACCCAGTCCACTAAGCTCATCTCTTGAAAGATAGGGATATTGGTATAACACTCGCGTGATAATACGTCTTCCACGTTCCAAAAGGTAGCAGGAGGAAGGTTTCGTACAACGAGTGGAACTTTTTCATGGAGTAAGGTGGATAGATTCTCTTTTTGCGACCATTCCATTTGATTGATACGAAATTCACATACAGCTTGTTTATAGAAGAAAGTGAGAATTACGAGGATCAACCCCATTATCAATAGTATCTCCATTGATACCCTATTCTCTCGACCGTATCAAAAGGTCGCATTTATTACACGTTGGGTTTGCGACGGGTCATTGCCAGGAGTTTCTTCGGAGGCACAATGTTCCGTTTACGACGTGTGGAAGCAAAGAGACGTTTGGGGTTATCTTTGTGCTTTTCCAAGACAGATGCTGGAATGACCTTAACAGGTATGGTGGAAGGAACCGGATCTTCTTTCTCTATAACTGGTGTAACTGGCAAAAGAAGATTCAGCGCACGATCCACCCATTGTGGGGAAAGAGAGCCCGTTTCTGCCGCATTGGCGAAGAACCCATCCTCCTTGGGCACCACTTGTTCAATGATTTCGCTTACTTTTTGTTCCAACGCATCAACTTCTTCCAATGTAGCAAGGGTTGTAAAGACTTGAATCCATGCTTCTTGATAATCAGCAGGACAGGGAGCAAGTAACAACTGTGTATCCATGGCGAACCCGTAACGAAGTCCAATCTCCGAAAATTGTTTCACTACATCAAACGAAACATTCTGTCTTGTTATGACGGTTCCCACCCGTTCTACATTTTTCTGAACAATGTCTTCCAGTAAAATGTAGCATCCGTAGAGATGATTTTGAAGACGCAGGGAGGATACGCCATGTACAGGTGTTAAATGGGTGCGAATGGTAGTACAGAGTGCCTCCATATTCTATTCAACCATCATGTTGTCATTGATACTATTTATCCGCATGTGCTTCGCTTTTACAAAGTGTTATGCTTCTACGAAGCATATAAACCATCCGCAACATGTTTCCATAATGGCAACCTTGGAGTTCTCAAAAGGTTCCGTCCAATTAAACGAAGAGCAATTTAAAGTGGTGACGAGCCCGCCCTCTGAAAATCAGCGTATTCTGGCCTCTGCCGGATCAGGGAAAACGACAACGATTACTGCGCGGATTGCGTATTTAATTGAGGAATATGGATGGGATCCAAGCAAGATTTTACTGGTTTCCTTTAGTCGATCCGCTGCTCAAGAAATGATCCATCGTGTACATCAATTAATTGGGCAGGTAAACCTTTACGCAGGAACCTTTCACGCACTAAGCGCACAGATTCTCAGGGAACAAGCGCCAAATCGTGTGGTGGATCAGCCATTTATTGATGAGCTCCCGTATCGTCTCGTGAAATTGCTGGAATCGGATCAGGGAAAGCATTGGTCAAAACGATTCAAGACAATCATTGTGGATGAATTTCAAGACATTAATGAGGTTCAATGGCAGATTCTGAAAGGGTGTTATCATCCACATACCACCATGACGATTGTTGGAGATGATGCGCAAAATATTTATACATGGCGTGGATCCTCTGTGGATTTCATCTTGAATTTTCATGAGCAACTCCAAGAGGTTCAGGATTATCAACTTTGTCGGAATTATCGATCCAGCGAAGCAATCGTCACGATCGCCAATTCTGTGATGCGATTTATTCCAACACTACCCTTCAAGGAAAAGATGATGGCGAATACAAAAGGAGGAAGAAAACCAGAGGTTCATTATTTCTTTCGATCATCGGATGAATGGGATTGGATCGTTAATTCCTTGGAAAAGATGATTCGCCAATTACCCGATCTAAACTTTGCGGTGTTATCGCGCTACAATTCGGATCTGTTTCGGATCGAAGAACGTCTACATTTGAGGGGTCTTCCGTATAAACTGTGTACGAGTTACAGTCCTGATTCTAGCACGAAAACAAAGAAACGAATCACATTGGCCACGATCCATGCGAGTAAAGGTCTAGAATGGGACGTGGTATTTTTCATGAATCTTCATGATGATGTATTTCCTGCGAGGAAATCGGATGATGACATCATTTGTGAACGCCGTCTGTTTTATGTAGGTGTCACACGAGCCAAGAAGGCGTTATACTTAACGTATTCCAAACAAGAACGGTCGCTATCCCGATTTGTTAGAGAGATCCCACGTCCATTCTTGCGATATCATAATGTGGCCTCGTTTAAATTCAGCACGGTAGAGGGAACACAGGGCCGTATGAGCATTGAAGATATGTTACGAGGTCTAGATGGAGCGGATTGGAATACATTGCGTGAACGTGGGGATGTTCCGCAGATTGATCGACAAGTGACGGAATCGATTTTTCAGTTTGGACAGTTTTTCTTGATTCCAGAATGGGTGAAAACACATGATGTACGTGAAACATGGTATGAAATGCTTCGTCTTGTTACGTTGAGAGAATGCGCAATGTATCAGAACAAACTACATGAACTTTGTACGCCTGAGATCCAAGAATGCCTGCTGACTCTGCGTATCTATCGAGAAGACATTCAATTCTGGGAGGAACATGAGGCGGAATTCGAGCATTTGGTTCGCAAGTTTATGAAGCATACTACACAAATGCCAGCTGTGGAATATGCGCAACTGGAAGAATATGTGATTGCGAAGTTACCACATCTGAATTGGTCAACACAGGACATGTGTCATGCGCTGGTGATTCTAGCAAAAATCCGAGGCCAACTCCGTCCCCTACGATACAAAGGATTCGATCTGGATGAATTCTCGTTTGGGGTCGTACGAAACTCGGTTCCAACGGAGCTCCGACCCGATGTTCTTACGAGCTGGCATAATATGATCGATCCGTCCAAGAAAACACCCGATATTATGGGGGACATGTGGCGCCTAGCGGCGATGCCATCTGTTTTAGAAGGACGAAACATTCCTCTGTATCAATATGTGTCGATTGTTCCTCTTCTACAAAAAGAAGAACAACAAACCATTGCGGTAGCATTATCAAAGGCTCTACCGATCTGGATGGCGACGCAGGAGAATCCGACGTTTCATTTCTTATTCGAAGTGGAGGGGATACGACCGATCCAATTTGATATTTTAACAGAGAAATGCGCATATGATGTATTTTTTGATCCGAGTTTTGTGCCGAGCCAGGAGGACAAGATCCGCCTGCTTCTCAAGCAATATGTGTATGAAGAAACATTTGATCGCGCGCTGGATTCGATCGGATTTCTGAATGTAGCGACAGGGATGATTTTACAATACGAAGTATCCTCTACCATACGCGAGCAGCTGAGCCACTTGTGGCAATACCTAGAACAGAAGTATCATCTTGTTTAAACGTGCTCAATTGACGAACATATTGTTCTTTCTTGGCTTGTTCACGTTGAGCCAGAGGATGTTGAGGGGGTAAGGCACCACCTGGTTGAGAGAAGGGGCCACGTCCTTTGGCTGCTTGAACGGTCGGAGGGACAGACGGAACACCGCCATGAGGCATGGGTTGACCTTGAAGCAGACCATCGGGTAACGCATAATACTTCTGTGCTCCGTATCGGTCTTGTTTGGTAGGATTGTTAAAGAGACGACCGCTACGTTGAAAGTACGCAGTATCATTGGAGGTGCGACAGGTGTATTCGTCGGTGCGGAGAAGGGCTTTGGGCATGGAGAGCTCGGAAACAAATGCATTGGACATGGCTTTGCGGTCGGGCAAGGTACTTCCGCTGACATACATGTTACTGGACTGCTTGGGAATGTATTTGGAAGAAGGGCACCAGGTATCAAGAGGCTGATCGAGTGTGCGGAGAGAGGACTCTTTGTCAATGGCGGCGGCATAACGACCGGGTGGATAAAAGGTACCGCCGGTGGGGAAGACCATGTCTTTCGGAGGCATGGGTGCGGAAACGGCGGGAGCACTTGTGACGTAATTTTTACAGACTTTGACCCATGGACGGAACTCTTCGGGTAGAGCCACACGTTGTTGCGGGATGATATGACGGAGCATTTGGGTGGGGTCCCAATGGGTCTTGAGGCAGACAGGTGGGAAAAGATTGCCCTCGATGTTTTGAAAAGGGTATTGACTGACGAAGGGGGAAGGAGGCTGGCTCATTACTTAGGACTTTGTTTAAAAATCGGACTTTTGCGCAAAAGTCCCCAAAACCATAATTGCTGGACTTTCCCTGGACTTTTGTGCAAAAGTCCCCAAAACCATTCTAGCAGACTTTTGTGCAAAAGTCCCCAAACCATTTTAGCTTTTTGCGCACTTTTGCTAACTTTTCCTATGCCGCCAAAGGCGGCGACGGAAAAGTTAATTGTTAGGATTATCCTTATGCGTGTAATACAAATAGGGCGTAGAATCCGGATTTTCGGGAACGGATATCGTCGGTCGTGGACCCCATCCTGAATCCTGGTTGGCAAATCCAACTTGTTCATCAATCTGAAAGGTAGCATTCCATTCATTCAGACTGAGAAAGTAGGGCATATAGAGCCACGCAGGTGTCATCGCATAATCGTCATAATAGATTTTAAAATTAAGATGATCCAGTTTTCCCAACGCATTTTCAAAAATAGTTGGATTCTGAATAACCGTTTGTGATACACCTGTATTTCCAATATCTGCCATAAGAATTTTACCGGATACGAATTTTACTTGTCCTGTTCCCTCGTTACTAATGTTATAATTTTCAGGCATGGTGAGATCCATATTATTAAACCCTTGCTCGTCATTGATCTGCATCAAAAAGTTAGTATTAGTTGTGGAGGTAATCTGTGACACAGTACTAAAAATATTGAAGGTAGCCTGTTGACTGGGTTGCATATTCAGTAATCCAAGACGATAGGTAAGTGAATTAATAACGGTATTAACAGGAACCGCGGAGTACCATGAATTGACCATGGTTTGAAGAACCGCACAACACGGCTGAAGACAGGGATCAATGAGCGTTGAAGCGAACGGGGAGAGCGATGTAGCCCCTATACCAAGTGTTTGAAGTGGAACCCCCTGGCCAGGAACATACATGGTTTGATTGGTTACAAACGCAACAGGAACACCCTGATTCGATAAATAGGAACGATTCGCGATCATAGAGGATGGTAAAATTCCACCATATTTCGAGCATATAAATCGATGATAATCCTGATACACGTTTCCGTTGATCGATGAGATACACTGTGCAGTACTTTGTACAATCTGATAATAACTGGACATCGTGCTGTGATAGTCCATAAAATTAGTAAATGTCATTCGTGCTCCCGCATAATTATTAAAGATTCGTCCAAATGTACTCGTATAGTGAAACATGCCTGTAAAATCATCATCCGACGCCAAATCCGATGCCTGAAAGGTGGATTCAACTGCGACATGTGCCGAACCACCTGAGTAAGAATAGCCAGATACAAGGAAATAATTTCCCAGCATACTGCTCAAATTACGTTCCAAATGGGTTAAAACGGCTTGGTATCCAATTTGATTTGTTTTAATCGTTTTAAAGGACTGGTGATTCAACTGGGCCATCGATAGTTCTTGGTTCAAAATGAACTGATACTGATTGGACATGTCGCGTTGAATGGAAGGATGAAGGGTATCATGAAGAGTTATGTATCGACGTTCATTTGTGCTGTAGACCCAGTTATAATTATTAATGTTGCGAAATTCAAATGTTAAATGACGACGATACGAATCAAGCGTGTGCTGGTTTAGTTGACATAAGGACAAATAGTCAAGGTTATCAAATCCAAGAAAGGGGCCCATCACTAATGCTGCGGCGTCTTGATACGTCAACAAACCAGTTTGAAGAAAAGGCTGAGAACGGTCGGTGACCACCATTTCTTTCAGAATTGGATAGTAATACGCAACATAGACAACCGCATCCGTGATTTCGGATAGCATGTCAATGTGCTGCTGGGTGTAATAGGTATTCATGATATCCATCTTGGTATGGGTGCCATAACGGATATTCGTAATGGGTGAATAATAAGAGTTACCTGGTTCACTGAATAAAATAGAAATATCACCTGTATTTATGAATACATCTTTAAAGTCGTCATAGGATACAACATTCAAAGGAGGGGTAGAATTGGAGCGAAAGGTGAGTTCGTTGGCGAGCTGAGATTCATTATAGTTTCCGTGGGGAATGGCGATGGTGGTTAAGAGGGGTTCACCAGATGGAGAAAGACGACCTTGTTCGAGAACACCCATGGACTGAGAAGCGAGCGTACAGTTCATCACCGATACACAGGTACTAAGACAGGAAGAAGGGACACCTTGTGATAATAATTTGAGAACCAAACTGGACGTAAACAGATTGGTAGGGATCACGTTATTCGCACCGTTTGGAAAGGACATTTGTACGAGTTGAAACTTAGTGACATTTTTGTAGACACGTGGCAACTTGAGTTTAAAATGAAAGGGGGTAGGAAATACACTGGTATCGCGATCGGTCGATTTGATACTGATTAGACTTGTTTTGGTCGCTTTGGGTGGATCCAAATAAACATGATCCGCAAATGATCGAATATTGGTGGATTCATCCCATGGCGCACCAACCACAATTGGATTAATGGTGGTATTTTGACTGACCAGGTTGGGACCAGGTGCTTTTAAGATCGCATAGCGTGGATCCTGTTCACGACTGATACGGCGATCTTCACTTGTATCGGAATCGGTGTCGGTATCCGTATTGGAATCGTAGGGTTGATAATAAGTGGATTCCTTCTGGGCCCGACTCATACTATCTAACCCGTTCTTTTCTTTTCTTTAGATCCATAATATAAAGAAAGACCAGTAGGTTAGAAGCAATGGAACAAATCACGTATCTCGAAAAAGATCGTTATAAAACCCAGGCAAAAAAGAACGCTGACAATTTCGCCTCCAATAATAATAACCCATTTTTAGTTTCTCCCTATTCACCTGTTAACTTGGGTGCGTTTGCCACGAATAATTTCGTGAATGATATTTCTACCGTGGTATCTTCGCTATTTGGTAATTTGGCTTCCGTATTAAATGTGGGAACGTATACGTTATCGATTAATACAATTCAACCGATGCCCCAGAATAACAATTATTACCAGCTAATCAACATGAACATGAGTACCTTGATTATGAATGCGCAAAATACGATTAATATGAATACTCCATTGGTAAACATGTCACAGGATCTTCATGTAGGAAACAATCTGGTAGCAAATAATTTATATTTTTCGACGGCAACGGGATCCACGCTGAGTACGTTTAGTGCGACTACCAATGGATTGACGGCGAATACGATGGGATTTTCTACGTTAACGGGAAATACCATCAATGTGGTAACCATTAGTAGTAATACATTAAATATGAATGCCACAACCGTATTGAGCATTTCGACACCAATTGTCAATGTGAGTCGTGATATGTATGTGGCAAACAATCTAGTGGCAAACAATTTGTTTTTCTCCACCGCAACAGGTTCCACCATTAGTACGTTTACTTCGAATACAAGTGGTCGACTAACGGCAACCGATATGGGGTTTCTAACAATGTCTGGAGGTACCATCAATGTGAGCACCATTAACCCATGTACCATTAGTAGCAATACATTAAATATCAATGCCACAACCGTTTTGAGTATTTCAACACCAATTGTAAATGTGAGTCGTGATATGTATGTGGCAAACAATTTGGTAGCAAACAATCTATTCTTCTCCACCGCAACAGGTTCTACCATCAGTACGTTCACCTCGAATACAAGCGGTCGTCTAACGGCAACCGATATGGGGTTTCTAATAATGTCTGGAGGTACCATCAATGTGAGCACCATTAACCCATGTACCATTAGTAGCAATACATTAAATATTAATGCCACAACCGTTTTGAGTATTTCAACACCAATTGTAAATGTGAGTCGTGATATGTATGTGGCAAACAATTTGGTGGCAATGAACTTATTTTTCTCAACGGCAACGGGTTCGACCATCAGTACGTTTACATCGAATACGAGTGGAACGCTAACAGCAAGCAATATGGGGTTTCTGTCAATGTCAGGAAGCAAGTTGATCGCAAGTACGATTGATGTAAGTACGATCACGGTCAATTCTACACTGAACGCGTCGACAACGAGTACCATTTCGGTCTCTACGAGCATGATCCAATTTTCAACCATGGTAGGAAATGCGATCACGGTTTCCACCATAACGGTAAATTCTTCGATCACGGTTTCTACGCTGAATGGAAACAATGCGTTTTTATCTACTGTAACCATTAGTACATTAAATAACTCTACACTGAATGTTTCTACGCTGAATGGAAACGATGCG